TTAAGCAAAGCACAGGCGGCGCTGACAAAAGCAACTGACCCAAAACAAAAACTGCGGTTGGAAGCCGACATTGCTGGATTGACTAGGGAAATATCCCGTGCGCCAGCAAGTAAGGCACAACCCACCGCGCAACCTGCGGCACAACCATCCGCACCAATTGCCGCCTCTGGTGACCCGCTAGAAGCCTTTTTGTCTGGTAAGACTGCCACCGCACCCGTTGCGGCAAAAGCCGCCCCTGTCGCCCCACAAGCCGCCCCCGCTGCCACGATTGAACAACCGCCCACAAGTGGCGCACGGCAAGCCATTGCACAAACAGCGGCACAATTTACTGAACCTGGGGGCGTTCGCCAATTGGTTGGCAAGTTCTTAAAAGGTGCGTTAGAAACCAAGCGCGATATGCCCGAGCGTGTGGCTGGCGCTATTGACACCCTTTATGGGGTTGTCCCTGCAACGTATGGTGCGTTTGTACAAGGATTGGCAAGGACAGCACAAAGCCCCGAACGAGCAGAACAAACAGGGCAAGCAGCCGCTGCAAGCATTGACAAGCCCGTGGGCAAATTCTTTGGCCTTACTGGTAAAGAAACATATCAAAAGCCATTGGGCGGTGTTACTGAGCCAATTGTTGAGCAAGTCAAAAAAATGGCTGAACAGTTGGGCATGACTCCCAAACAGATTTCTGAAAAGACAGGCATACCCGAACAAGACATTAAAAACATGGTGGTCATTGGGTCTGTTGCTGTGCCGCAAGCAATTAAAGAAGTTGCCCCTGTTGTTAAAAAAACGGTACAAGCTGTTACCACACCAATCAAGCAAGCCGCTGCCGAGTTGCAAATTGTTAAGCCTGGACAGCTAACCAAAGAACAAGCGCAAGCCCAGTTTGAGGCCAAGCAAGCCCCAGTAGGTAGTGCTGGCGCAGCCGCTGTGCAAAACAACCCATATTTGGGAAAAATTACAGGCGAGGAAACTGTCCGTGGCGCTGGAGTTGGCGCAACCTTTCCACAAATAAAACTTACAAAAATTCCTAAAGATGTGCCTGTTGTTGAACAACAATTACGGTCACAACTTTTTCAAGATGTTTTGCCTGGACTCAAGCCACGGCCTGGGGTGGTCACGGGAAACGACAATCTATTACGCAATGAGCATGGTTTGGCAAACATGGCTGAACCTTCTCCATTGGGATTAAAGCTAAAAGAACAAATTGCCAACGAGCAAGTGGGTCTTTCTAAATTTGCTGAAGAACGTGTAAACGCTACTGGCGCAAGCCGTTCTTTTACAAATGATGAACAACGTGGCAATTTTGTCAATGATGTGGCATATGGAAAATCACCTGATGATTTAGCATCATCAAGTTTGACGGGATATTTAAATCAAGTTAAACAAGAGACCTATAACTCTGCTTTTAAAAATGCAGGGAATAACAAAATTAATACAAGTAACGTTGATGAGTTATTTGTAAACCCTCAAGAAATTGCAACATTTAAAGCTGCTGGAACATCACAACTTTTAGAAGCGGCTAAAGATTTAATTAATGAAGCAAAAACTGCTGGTTTCAAATTACCTAATGGCGAAATTGCAGCACCTGGGTCTGTTGCCGCTTATGACAGAGTGCGTAAAATTTTTAATAGCCCAAGAGTTTGGACACCCGAAAAAGCAGAATCAATCAGAACAATTAATCAAGCAATTGATAAAGACATTGCGGCGGTTGCTGACCCTGCAATGTATAAACTTGGGGACAAAATACATCAAGTTGAAAAAACTATTTTGGGTTCAACTGGATTCAAGCGTTTGTTTGGCGAAGTGGATGCAAATGGTAATGTCACATCAAAAGTTGCCCCCGAAAAAATGTTGTCATCATTAAACAATTTGCGAAAAGATGAATGGCGACACATTCGTGATACTTTTAATGAATTGGCTAATGGTCGGGTCAGAGGTGCGCCAGAGGGATTGCCGCCAGTACCCCCTGAGTTGCGTCAAGCTGCCGCTGGCGCTGTTGCAGAAATGGATGGGGCATTAGCCCGTGAAGTTTACAAAGCTGGCGCTGACAAAGTTGGCGAATGGAATTCTAATTCTGTTAACAAAACAATGACTTCAGTTGTTGGTGAAAAGATTTTAGAAACATTCCCACCAAATGAAGTGCAAAAATATGTGAAATTAAATTTGGTTGGTCAATTTACGCCGCCGTTGAAATATGAAGGCGCTGGACAACAAACAAGGCGCGTTAGTTTGTTAGAAAAAGGCTTGCCTGGTGCGGGGGCTTCTGCGGGTGCTGCAATTGGTGGCGTGTTAGGTGAAGGTAGCCCGTTGGCAATAGGTGCTGGTGCATATGTCGGTCGTGAAATTGGCACAAAAGTTCAAACAGCAAAAGCCGCTAAAGCAGAAGCTAAAGCCGTAAAAAAAATGGAAAAAGAAATGGAAAAAGCATCTGCCCTTGGCAAGCAAACAGGCAAAAACAAACTTGAAGATTTGAACAAGTGATGGCAGACATTGACCTTGTTAAATATGGCGTACTTTGGCAAAAGGTCGAGGATTACGAGCGCCGATTTGATGACATGGACAAGAAGATGACCAAGATGGAGGGCCAGCTAGAACAACTAGTGGCCCTTGCCAATCAGGGTCGAGGCGGGTTCTGGGCTGGCATGGCGCTGGTGTCTGCCATATCTAGTGCAATGGGCTATGTGTCCCATTGGATTGGCAAATCAAATTAATTTGGGAAAAGCATGATTGACTTAACCAAAGCCATTGGCGCTGTTGCCGCAAGCGTTGCCGCACTGGGTGGCAGTTACACGTTAGCCGACAAGTTTGGCTGGTTTGATCGGGCCATTCTTGAATGGTCACCAGAGCATTTTAAAATTGTGGCAGAGGCTGGGCAACCCATTAACGTTACTGTTGCACGAATCAAAAAGCGGGATGACTGCTCTGTTGAAAGTTTTACGCCAAGCATTCGGGATGCGGCGGGTATGGTGCATGAGGCTACCACCACGGCAAGCCGATTCAGCGGCCCAGCAGGGCCAGAGATTGACACCTTTACCTATCAACTCACAATGGTGAAAAAAGAAAAAATTGCTGAAGGCAAGGCAACTTTGTTGGCAACCATCAAATACAAATGCCCCGAGGGTGAGCGTGTTGTGCAGTACCCCCGCCATGCAAATCTAAGTTTTGATTTAAAAGGTTAAAAAATGCTAACCCTGTTTTCATCCCTAGTCAGTTTTCTGATGGGCGGTCTGCCCAAAATTCTTGAATTTATTCAAGACCGTGCCGACAAGAAACATGAACTGGCGCTGGCGGCAATGCAGACAGAACGGGAACTGACCCTAAAAAAAGCTGGCCTAGAAGCGCAAGAGCGCATCGAACACATTCAGACTGAGCAGATACAAATCAACGCAGAAGTCACCAATGCCCAGACCGCCATGCAAGAACGCCAAGCCCTGTACGCCCATGATGTGGCGCTGGGCCAAGGTGCATCAACCTGGGTGATCAACATGAGGGCGGCAACCCGTTCGGTCATTACTTACGGGATGTTTGTGATGTTTATGTTTGTTGAAATCTTTGGTTTTTACTATGCTTGGCATACCGATGTGGCTTTTGATGTGGCGCTAAACCACTTGTGGGATGATGAAACACAAATCATCTGGGCTTGCATTGTCAGTTTTTGGTTTGGCGGTCAAGCGTTCAAAAAATGAACATCAGCCTTGAAGCTGTTGAGATGGTCAAACACCATGAAGGGGTGAGGTTTAAGCCTTACCGTTGCCCAGCAAAACTTTGGACGATTGGAGTTGGTCATGTACTTTACCCAGATCAAGGCAAGATGCCTGTTGATCAAAGAGATGGTTATCAGCTACGCCCAGAAGATAATCGCAGGTTTTCAGCAGAAGAAGTAAATGCCATTCTCAGAAACGATCTCACAAGGTTTGAACGTGGAGTACACACTTTATTTCCTGTCGATCTCAGCCAAGGGATGTTTGATAGCCTTGTTAGTTTTTCTTTTAACTGCGGCCTGGGAACAACCCAGCGTTCAACGCTACGCCAGAAGGTTCTTAGAGGCGACAAGGCGGGTGCTGCGGATGAATTTCTAAAGTACACCAAGGGCGGCGGCAAAGTCCTGCCAGGGCTGGTTAAACGCCGCCAAGATGAACGGGCGCTATTCCTCCATCCATAGCAGTATCTGAACGAATACCCAGGCGACTGCCACCACAACGGCAGCGCCTAGGCACAAGACCAAAAACAAACCCATCATGTCAATCCTTTGGTGGTGTGCAAGTGTGAATGTGGGTCAAGTCTTTGGTGCGCTTGCCGCATCGTGAGCAAAAGTTGCGCTCTTGCTCTGGCTGTGCCAATCGTTCTTTGAGTGCGGCGATGGCTTCATTTATGTGGCGGTTTTGTGTGTAATGTATTTTCACAATGTCCAATGCAAAAAGCGCCAGCTTCATTGCTTCTATGCTCATAACTTGATGAACTCCATGTCTTCCCACTTGCACACGGGTTCTTCTTTGC